AACTGGCCGTCAGTGCAGCCGCTTGTCTGGCTAATGCTTGAGCGGGCAGCGAGCCATGACGCCTTCGCGACCGAATATCAAAACAAGCCGATCTCCGAGGGCAATCCATTTGGTGATCTGACCTATTGGGTCCAGCGCTTGCGCGAATGGGTATTCTTTGGTGCCATCGACCCGTCATTGGGCAAGCAAAACCGCGCCCGCGACCCTTCGGCCATCCTGATCGGCGGCTTTGACCGCTTGTCGGGAAAGATGGATGTCGTCGAGGCTTCTGTCCGCCGCCGCCTGCCTGATTTGATAATCGCGGACACCATTGCCCTTCAGCGCGAATACCGCGCCTTGCTGTGGTTTGTGGAAAGCGTCCAGTTCCAGGAGTTCTTGCGCACCACGCTGATGACCGAAGCAGCGAAGCAGGGTGTCGGGATCTCGGCGATACCGATTGTGCCGATTGGCGATAAGAACCTGCGCATTGAGCGGTTGCAGCCGCCGGTCAAGGCAGGGTTGATCCGATTTTCTGCCAGCCACACAACGCTGATCGATCAACTGCAGCAATGGCCAAACGGCGACCATGACGACGGGCCGGATGCATTGGACATGCTGTGGCAAAATACCCTGCTGTACGCGGGCGGAGGGCAAGTGACCGGCGGAGTGCTAACGGCGGCCGCCTCGGGTGGTGATCACCGACTTGACGGCTATCGGCTGGGGTCACGGCGATGAATGGGGTCGTCCGACGCATCAAGTTTTCAACCGGGGCTCTCATCATGGCCTTGGGTCTTGTCTTCCTCGGCATCGGCGACAGTTTTTACTGGGCCGGAAAGCCTCTTTATCGCGCCAACAGGAAATCCAGAAAATGACCCGCCGCCGCCCAAAGACCTCCCGCGCCAGCACGTCGGCCGCTTTCGCCGAGGCTGACCTATCGCGCCGCAATCTCGGCAGCGAGGCCAAGACCTTTATTGCAAATGCGCGCAATGACATCACCATTCCGCTCTATTCCGGGGTGCTGCAGAATGCCGATGACACCCTGCTGCAGCAAGGACGCGGCAAGGGCCTTACGATTTATGACGAAATCAAGCGCGACCCTTTCGCGTTTGCAATGCTCGAAAAGCGCAAGAAGGCGCTGACATCGCGCCAAGTCGAGGTGGCTGCGGGCGGCGACCGCCCGATCGATCAGAAAGCTGCGGATGTGCTGCGGCTGGCGGTGACGGCGCTGCCGTTTGATCGCATCTGTGAAGATCTGCTGGATGCCACGCTGAAGGGATTTGCCGTCGCGGAGATCGTCTGGCAGCGTGACGGCGCTTATATCCTGCCTGCCAAGATCAAAGCGCATGATCAACGCCGCTTTGCCTTCGACCATGACTGGGCGCCACGTCTGCTGACCTGGACTTCGATTATGGAAGGCATCGAACTGCCTGATCGCAAGTTCATCGTGCATCGCGTCGGCGTGCAGGGCAATAACCCCTACGGGCTGGGTTTAGGGAACCGACTGTTCTGGCCGGTGCTGTTCAAACGCGAAGGCATCAGCTTCTGGCTGCACTTTTTGGAGAAGTTCGCCGGGCCCACGATTGTCGGCAAGACCCCATACGGCATGCTGGCAGACGAACAGCGCCGCCTGCTGCAAAATTTGTCCGATGCAAAAACCTCGTCGGCGATCCTGGTACCAATCGGTACAGACGTCGAGTTTCTGGAGGCCAGCCGGTCAGGGTCTGTCACTTACGAACAGTTCCTGTCCTACTGGGATAAGCAGATTTCGATCTGTACGACGGGCGAAACGCTGACCACACAGGTTACGGATGGCGGCGGCAACCGTGCCCTGGGCGATGTGCACCAGGCGCAGTTGGATACGTTGGCCGACAGCGATGGCGATCAGTTGACAGATACCCTGCGCGATCAGCTGGTGCGCTGGATTGTCGAGTACAATACGCCAGGCGCGGCGTTGCCGACCATAACCCGCAACCGTCCTAAAAACGAACAAGCCGAGGCCGAAACCCGCAAGACCAAGGCAGATGCCGCCGAAACGCTGGACAAGGCAATCCGGGCCATCGTGAAAGCCGCAGCGACATTCGAAGACGACGCTGTTGCCCGTGAATACATCGTCAGCTTCGATATTACCGATAAGCTTTCGGACAAGGTAATCGATGCTTTGGTTGCGGCGCGGGGTGAATTTGCGGGCGAAGGCACCGCTCAGCCCGATCCATTCGTTGCCGCCGATCCCGTCCAGTTCGCGGCCCCTCGGCTCAAAAAAAAACACTGAATGATCGGCACGTCTGCTTTTCTGAAGCTGGCGGGCCGGTCGATCGGCTAACCGAACAAGCCGTTGCTGCAGTGCAGGGGTATTTTCAGCGCCGACTGACCGACCTGCAGACCGCCGTCGCCGAAGCCGCGGACTTTGACGCTGCCGCAACAGCCGGGCTCAATTTAGCCGCGTCTTGGGCACCCGATGCGCTTGCGCATATTCTGGATCAGGTTTTGACGCTGGCCGGCCTTGAGGGTCGGGAGGCAGTCTTTGGCGACGATGAGCCTGCAGCGCCCGCGACGGTCGCCCTTGCTGGGGAAGACAGCATCCGTCAGGAATTTGCCCGCCAGATCGACTTCCTGACGCAAAAGCGCGGCAAGCCCACCCGAGTCTGGACTGATGCGATGCGCCACGATCATGATCGCGCCTTTGTCGTCGCAGGCGTCACCGACTTGGCAATGCTGGACGAATTCCAGACTGCGATCGTCGATGGCGCGAAAAGTTATGACATCAAGACTTTTGCGAAGGAGTTTGACCGCCTCGTTGAAAAATACGGCTGGTCCTATAACGGTGGCCGCGACTGGCGCATCAAGACCATCTTCGAGACCAATATCCGCACCAGCTATATGGCGGGTCGACTGCAGCAAATGCGCGACCCAAACATGGTCAAGGCGCGGCCCTATTGGCAGTACATCCATGCCGACAGCCGGGTGCCACTGAGCCCTAGGCCGGAGCATGTCGAGTGGGATGGGCTGGTGCTGAATTGGGACGATCCGTGGTGGGATCAGCATTTTCCGCCGAATGACTGGAAATGCAGCTGCGGTATGCGCAGCCTGTCACGGCTTGGCTTGCAGCGCCTGGGCAAGGATGGCCCGGATCAAGCGCCAGCAACAAAGATGGTCACGGTGCCGCTGAAAGCCACTGGCGAGACCGTCGAGGTGCCCGAGGGCATCGGCTACGGCTGGGACTACATGCCGGGTGATCACTGGGAGCGTGGGCTGGTGCCATCGCGGCTGATCGTTGACGAGACGCCGCAAGGTACGGCGCAGATGCCTTCACTCGATACCGCTGAGCCACTCGCCGATTTGCTTCAGAAATCGCGGCCGTTTAAGGCCGCAGAGCTGCCTGACGATTTGCGGTCTGAAGAGTATGTCTCGGCGTTTCTCGAGCCGTTCGGAGCAGCACTTGGCCGGCCAGCGATTTGGGAAGACGTCGTCGGCCACCGCCTGACTGTCAGCGAAGCCCTGTTTCAGACTTGGGATGGGAAGTGGAAGCTGACGAAACGCGGGCGAGAAACACACGCCGCCATGCTGGCCGAAGCAATCATGGATCCTGACGAAATCTGGCTTGGCCTCCGTGAAAAGCCATTGGATGCGTTCGAGGGCTATTCCGACCTGGTCGTGAGCCGCCGTTACATCCGCGTCGACGAAAAAACCGGGTTGCTGGCAGTCTTTGAGCTGGGTCGGCAATTTTGGGAAGCCAGTACCGGATTTGCACCCCGAAGCCGATCAAAGCCGGACTGGGCCTATCTGAACCGCCAGCGGGTCGGCAAGCTGATCTGGAAACGAAAATGACGATCAGGGTGCTCTGATCGTCAGGCCGGACAGCTTTGAGGGCACACACCGCCGCACTGGTTTGGCTAGGAAAATATGGAACGGGTGATGGGGGAAATCAATGGCAATGATCGAGTTCACAGTAGAGTTTGACGACCACGTCGTTAGTGCGCGGCTTGCAGAACTGGTCAACAGGCTTACCGATACCGGCCCGTTTCTGGATGCAGTCGGCTTGCACCTGGTTGAACAGGCGGGCGAAAACTTTCGCGGGCAACATGACCCGGATGGCACCCCTTGGGCACCGCTGCGCCCTTTGACGATCAAGGCGCGGGAAAAGGCTGGACAGGTGCCGCTGACAATTCTGCGCCGCAACTCGAAGACCGGCTCCAGTCTGGCGGGATCTATCAACCATGAACTGACCGGCAACGACGGTGTGCGGATCGGATCGCCCGTGATCTATGCCGCCATCCATCAGTTCGGTGCGGCCCGAGGGCAATTCGGGGCATCGATGGGGAAAGACAAGCTTGGGCGTGACCACTTTCACCATTTGCCCTGGGGGGATATTCCCGCGCGCCCCTTCCTTGGCGTTGGCCAAGATGACGAAGCAGAAATTCTGCATCTGGCGGAGATTTGGCTTGAAGATAATTGACGGCGCGAGAAATCGCCGCTGAGCGGCCTTGGTGATCCGATGGCCCAACGCCTCGTCTGAAATGGAAAAGGCCCGTTAGCCCCCCGTTAGAATTGGCCTGCGGGCATATTCGCGCCCGATCATCCGCTTCGGGATTGATCTGCGGGGTTAATCGCCGCAAGGTGTAGGTACGAGAGGCGCGATTGGACGGACATCAGGTCCGCCAGACCGGGGCCGCGCGATGGTCCAGTGTTGGCGAAACACTGGACCGGCCATGACACAAAAAACCCTCTCCGCCCGTATCGAAGTTTTCCGCCCCGGCACGTTCACGCCCATGGGCGGCACGCCGATCAGCTATTCGGCAGCCGACCTGCGCGCAATTGCTGACGCGTACAGCCCGGAAACAGCGCCCGCTCCCGTAGTGGTCGGTCACCCGAACACCGATGCGCCTGCCTATGGCTGGATCGAGAAGTTCGATTACGACGCCCAGGAAGAGCGCCTCTTTGCCACGTTGCACCAAGTGGAACCGCAATTTGCGGATCTGGTCAAAGGTGGCCGGTTCAAAAAGGTCAGCATGGCCTTTTTCAGCCCCGATCAGGCGCATAATCCGGTGCCCGGCACGTGGTACCCGAAACACCTTGGTTTTTTGGGGGCAGCTGCCCCTGCCGTCAGCGGCCTGAAGAATGTGGCCTTTGCTGCGCCAGCCGGCGCAACCTTCACGGCAGCGTTCGGAGAACCGGGTTTCGAGACGATCGCGTCCCTGTTTCGCGGTCTGCGCGACTTCTTCATCGAGCGGGACGGTTTGGAGGCGGCTGACAAGCTGCTGCCGTCCTGGCGTCTCGAATGGTTGGCCGAGATGGATATCGAGAGTGAAAGCGATAGCGCTCAGGCCATCTATGCCGCCAACCCTGATGCCACCCCCACCCCAAAGGAGACCGCTGTGACCCAGCCCGATCCGGCTTTCGCCGCCCGTGAAGCCGAACTTGCCGCCCGCTTGGCTGATGTGCAGGCCCGTGAGGCTGCACAGAACCATACTGATAATGCGGCATTTGCCGAGCAACTGGTGATGGAAGGTCGGCTACTGCCGGCCTCGCGCGATGGCCTGATCGCTTTGATGGACATCTTGCCCGGCCATGCTGCCGTTGCCTTTTCCGAGGGCGGCGAAAAGCTGACGCCCGGAGCTGCCCTGCGCGAAATCCTGAAGGCGCAGCCCAAGATCGTGACCTTTGGCGAAACCGACCTGCCGCCCGAGGGCGGCACCGCATCCGCAGCCTTTGCCGCTGACGGCCGTCAAGTCGATGCCGCAGGTCTGGTGATCCACCAGAAGGCCACTGCCTTCCAGCGCCAGAACCCCGGCACTGATTACCTCGCGGCCGTCGCCGCAGTCACCGCCTGAAGGAGGCACCAATGCAGTATTTTCAGGACACCCTGTCCGTCACGGTCGTTACGACCGGCCTGTTCAGCGATTTCGATCTGATCGACTTCGCAGGTGCCAAGATCGTTGCCACCGATGCGCCGGTCTTGGGCTTTGCCAAGCATCCCTGCACCGTCATCGGCGATCTGGCCTCGGTCTGCGTGCTGGGCCTGGGGCGCTTCAAGGCCGCCACGGCGATCACCGCCGGCCAGATGGTGATCTCGAACGCGGCCGGTGGCGTGGGTTACTCTGCGACCCCCGTCAACCCGATCGGGCGCGCCGTGCAGTCGGCCGCGATCGGCGATTTCGTCGACGTCATCACCCGCTAACCTGAAGGAGCCATCATGGCCACCGGAAATACCCGTCTCGCCGCCGTCATCGACCCGATCCTGTCGACCTATGCGCGCGGCTACCGCAACTCGGAACTGGTCGGACGCGTGCTGTTCCCCTCCGCAGTCGTGCCCAACCGTTCGATGCGCGTCGTACGCTTCGGCAAGGAAGCCTTCCGCATGACCAACACCCGGCGCGCGCCGGGCGGTGATCGCAAGCGTGTGCAGTATGGCTACGCGTCGGATCCGATCGCGCTGGTGCAGGACAGCCTCGAGGGCGTGGTCCCTG